CAGCAAGAACATTTGGTCAAATATCTTGACCAGGATTTTTTAAACATGACTCATTGCGAGTGGGTACATTCGCAAAAGTCTACAGTTGACATTGACACATTAAGATATAGTGCAGACAATAATCAAGCAAAACTTGGGAATACATTACACGATGTGTATCCAGATGAAATTCGTGTAATAAAAATTGCAGAGGCTCTAGAAAAGTTAGGATACATATATCCTTACGAAGAAGTTAATTTGGCTGTACACAGGCTTGAATCTAGTTTTACCAAAGTAAATTTAGAATTTAAAGCAGATCAAAAATGGAATGTATTTGATAATCCTTTTGTAGATACACTGTCATCAAACAACGACGTTGTGAATTTTTCTTTTGGTTATACCTATGTTGGTCGACAATACTATGACAAGTTTATTAATTTTGATACAAATTTAAAATGCGACGATCATTACAATTACGAACAACTTGAATTTGCATTTCAATTGAATCTAGCAAAACCGCAGACGATTCCCTACAGCAAAGAATACCTGACCTGGGCCGAACAAAACAACACCAGACCGATAACTACTCAATTACCGATTGCAAATTTAGAAAATATCGATAACAAGTTGTTTGACTATCGAAAGATACTTTACAGAAATTCTCGAGACAACAATCGAGCAAGAATATTTTTACACTAAGGACAAACATGGGAAAACCATTTGATATTTCAAAGTTCCGTAAGGAAATTACCAAAAGCATTGATGGCCTTTCGATAGGCTTCAATGATCCCACAGACTGGATCAGTACAGGCAACTATGCCTTGAACTATTTGATCTCTGGTGACTTCAATCGCGGTATTCCGCTGGGCAAAGTCACTGTGTTTGCTGGCGATTCAGGTGCAGGCAAAAGCTACATCTGTAGCGGCAACATTGTGAAGCATGCACAAGAGCAAGGCATCTTTGTTGTATTAGTTGACAGCGAAAACGCACTAGACGAAGACTGGCTCAAGGCTCTGGGAGTTGACACTAGCGAAAGCAAATTGCTCAAACTCAGCATGGCCATGATCGACGATGTGGCCAAAACAATCTCCACATTCATGATTGACTACAAGGCCTTGCCCGATGGCGAACGTCCCAAGGTATTGTTTGTGATTGACAGCTTGGGAATGTTGTTGACGCCCACAGACGTGAATCAGTTTGAAGCAGGCGAAATGAAAGGTGACTTGGGTCGTAAACCCAAAGCACTCACAGCCCTGGTTCGTAACTGTGTCAACATGTTTGGTAGCTACAACGTAGGTCTAGTATGTACCAATCACACATACGCAAGTCAGGACATGTTTGATCCTGATGACAAGATCTCCGGTGGTCAGGGCTTTATCTATGCTAGCTCTATTGTAGTAGCTATGAAGAAAATGAAGCTCAAAGAAGACGAAGACGGCAACAAGGTGTCTGAAGTCAACGGTATTCGTGCAGGCTGCAAGGTCATGAAAACACGTTACGCCAAGCCCTTTGAAGGTGTGCAGGTCAAAATTCCTTACACTACAGGCATGAGCCCTTATTCGGGACTTACAGATTTGATTGAGAAAAAAGGTATGCTCAAGAAGGAAGGCAACAGTCTTGTGTTTACCACAAGTGCAGGAGAGATCATCAAGAAGTTCCGCAAAGGTTGGGAACGCAACGACGACGGTTGCTTGGACACTGTAATGGGTGACTTTGGCAACATTCGAGAAACTGCCACAACTGAGGCCGAAAGTGAGGATGCAGAATGAGCTCTACAGTAGCAAGCGAAATCTGGAACGAACTCAAGCGTTATGTCAACACAGTGGATCGGCAAGAAGCTGCTGAAACACTAGTAGCTGTGCTGATTGATCACGACGAAGATGTAGAAGACATCCGTGATGCATTCAAGCATGACAGCGATGTCAAGCGAGCACTCACAGCATATCTTGACAATGACAAAAACTACGAAGAAGATGAAGATATCGACGAAGACATCGACGATGACGACAACGAATCTGAATGGGAAGACTAAATGTGGTATGCCCGTGTAGTAGCGGACTTGTCCGCCATTCCTGACTTTGTGCAGCACTACGAGCGAGAGCTTGATGATGCCAAGCGTGATTGCAGGATTGGCGGAATTGTAGAAAAAAATATCACAGCTCTGCCAGGCATTACAGAACACAGATTTAACCAGCTGCAAGAAATTGAAGCTGTGTTGAATTACCTCAATATTCAGCTACGCAAAATTCGACGCAAACATTTTCAAAAGTATCTAGAAGGATATGCACGAGCATTGACCAGTCGAGATGCTGAAAAGTATGTGGACGGTGAGGACGAAGTGATTGATTACGAAACCATCATCAACGAAGTTGCATACTTGCGCAATCGTTGGTTGGGTATCATGAAGGGTCTAGATTCCAAGCAATGGATGGCTGGACATGTAGTACGACTCCGTGCAGCCGGCATGGAAGACATACAAGTCTAAAAAATACGCAGGCACAGGTTCAACTGATACATATTGTATTGGAGAATCATATGAAACCCACAGCATTTGTTACAGGCATGACAGGGCAAGACGGCCCATACCTAGCTAAATTATTAATTGAAAAAGGCTACCATGTGTATGGCCTTGTTAAACGTTATTCAAATCCCAATCTTGACAACATCAAATGGTTAGGGATTGAAAATGACATTGAACTTATCACAGGTGACATCACTGATGAGAACAACATGAATCACATCATGCAAAGCGTCAAACCACAAGAAGTCTATAATCTTGCGGCTCAAAGTTTTGTTGGCATTAGTTGGGAGTTGAACAAACTCACGACAGAAGTAAACTGCATGGGTCCGTTGAATTTACTCAATTCGATTCGTCAGCACAATCCCAATGCAAAATTTTATCAAGCATCCACATCAGAGATGTTTGGCAATGCCACGGAACCTGGCCTGCAAGGTGAAACCACACCATTCCGTCCACGATCACCATATGGCGTGAGCAAGTTGTATTCACATTGGATGACTATTAACTTTCGTGAAAGTTATAGTTTGTATGCTTGCTCGGGTATCTTGTTCAATCATGAATCGCCCTTGCGTGGTCGTGAATTTGTCACTCGCAAGATTACAGATGCAGTGGCACGTATTAAATTGGGCCTAGCAAATGATGTTACCTTGGGCAATCTAGACAGTGCTCGTGACTGGGGATTTGCCGGTGACTTTGTGGAAGCTATGTGGTTGATGTTACAGCAAGAAAAAGCCAGCGACTATGTGATTGCTACTGGACAACAACACACTATTGGTGACTTGTGTCGTGTGGCATTTGAACATGCAGGAATTCACGAATGGAAACACCTAGTAAAAAGTGATCCGCGATTTAAACGTCCAGCAGAACTTTACAGTTTGCGTGGCGATAGTGCTCGTGCTAGAGAACAGTTGGGGTGGAAACCACGTACTGACTTTGAAACCATGATACGTGACATGGTTGATGCTGATATCAAAAGACTAAGCGTCTAAACGGCAATCCTGATTTAATTTCCTCCACAGTCCACTCGGTGTGCGCCAGTTGTTCTAGCCATACACTGCGATCAGGATGTGGAGGATTTTCTATTTGTGATAAGTCCCAGTTGGCAACGGTACTGGCTAAACTGTCTGGACCAACGAACACTGGCACACCTGCCATCAATGCTTGCGGACCCGGCCCTGAGTTCCAATTTAGCACACAGTGAGCACTACTTAACACTCGATCAAAATCAAAATCATCGTAGCTGCCAAATGTAAATTTAGGTTTGTCAATCAAACACCCTTGTGGCATTGGACAAGTTCCTCGGGGGTGAGGACGAATTACAATGGGGCGATTGCTGTGTTGTTTGATTTCTTTTACAACATTGGCCAACCATGTGTTCACGCCGGGCAATCCTGCCCATTGCTGACTGTCATGTCGTTGCATGGCTATCACAATGTTTGCGCCAGAACGCCAAGGCTTAAGGCCAAGACCAAGGGTAGCCGCACGATTGGCAACGAGATTATTGAAGTTATAACTGCCAACACCAGTACCGTTAACGCCGATCTTCCAAGTTTGTCCTCTCTGTATCATGCCAACTTCGGCAACAATTACTGGCTTGCCCTGACGCCTAAATGCTTCGTAAACTTCTTGATTGGGACGCATACGCCCTGTCCACAGCATACTCCATATCACAGCCACATCCGCTGTAAGGTCGTGATATACTACAGTGTGTCCTTGGGCAACCAGTCCCTGAGCAATAGCTTGAAAAACTGGCACTGAGTTTTTGGCACCAAAATTATTAAACAGACTGATCTTCATTGTGATTAAATAGTTATATATGCACAAAATAAACTCACACTGGTATTCGTCCGAACCGCTCAATGGTTTCTTCAGTGAACGCTTGCAAGACGTTGTGGACGTACATTACCAACAACGATATCGATATTACGTTTATCAGAACATACCTCGCAAGCGTACCATGATCGACATCGGTGCCAACATTGGGATCTTTGCCAAACCTTCGGCAGAACTGTTTGAACGTGTGATATGCTTTGAGCCTGTTCCTAAGAATTTTGAAGTGCTGGAGAAAAATTTAGAAAACTACAACAATGTTGAACTCCACTGCTTAGGCATAAGCAATCAGCCACAGACTGCTAAGTTTAGCATGAAAACTTTGAAATGTGGGCAAAGCCAACAAGTAACAGAATACTCTGATGATCCTGAATATGAAAATTTTGACTGTACATTAGTTACGCTGGATCAGTACAACTTTGACTGTGTGGACTGGATCAAGATTGACGTTGAAGGATTTGAAGATGCTGTGTTAGAAGGCAGTCGCGAAACAATTCGTCGCAACAGACCTTGGTTGCTGTTGGAAGACAATGGCAAGCGAGATCAACATCAACAATGGTTAAATGACTTGTGTGGCCCTTATGAGCCTGCCCTGGTCAAAAGCAAAACAAACACAATATGGATACCCAAATGAAATATGCAGTTGTCACAACATTCAATGCCAGCGGGTATGACCGCTATGCCAGTCGCATGATTGACACGTTCTTGCAAAACTGGCCCAAAGAAATTGATCTATACGTTTACACTGAAGACTGTGCAATACGGCAAATCGCACCAAATCTGCATGTTAGAGATTTGCATGCTGTGAGTCCTGAAATTGTAGCATTCAAACAGCGTTGGGGTAATGATCCACGTGCTCGTGGCTTGGTAGCAACTGGTCCAGCAGACCGTAAAGGCAAAGCACCAGGCATGGGTTTTCGTTGGGACGCTATTAGATTCAGTCACAAAGCATATTCAGTGTTTCACTCTGCGGCCAATTGTGACGCTGATGTACTATTTTGGATGGATGCAGACATGGTGTGCCACACACCTATTACTGAAGAATTTATTACCAGTCAAATGCCGCCCAAGATTGGATTGGCATATCTAGGTCGTGAACGCAAGTTTAGTGAATGCGGCCTGTACGGTATGAACCTACGGGATACTGTTACACTAGCGTGGCTCAAAGAGTTTCAATTGGCCTATGATTCAGGACGTCTTATGACCATGGCTGAGTGGAACGACTGCTGGGTGTTTGATGAAACTCGTAACGAAGTGCAAGCCACGCACCCTAAATGGCGTCAACTAAACTGGAGTGCAGGATTGATCAAAGGCGAAGGACACCCGCTGATCAACACTGCTTGGGGTGCTTACCTTGACCATCT